TTACACTGGATAGAGTAGATAGAAAAGACGAACATGAAGACTATTGGTTCAAAACAGATAAAATATCAGATAAAGAATTGTCTGATAAATATATGGAAATGTGCATGATCGGAGTAACGGAGGTCGTATATTCAAAGGATGAAGATATAGTGGGAATCAAGAGACAGTTTCCATTTAACTATGATGTTGTGTTATCAGACGATGAAGATTTAAAGAGAATGTTAAAAGAACTGTCACAGTAAACATAGATTTCCTTTGGAGAATAAAATATCAGGAGGTACAAAATGGTAACTAAAAAGACATGGAGAGAATTTAGAGAAAGTGGATTTCTTTGGTGGATCAACATGATTTTACATACATTTGGATGGGCAATCGTTGTAGATATTGATGATAATGGTGAAATTACAGATGCTTATCCAGCCAGAGTAAAGTTTCGAGGTTTTGGCGAAAAGAATAACACTGAAGGATATATCAAAGTAAGTCAGTACATGAAAGAAAATGTATCTGATTTGTTAGAAGAAGCTGAGAATTAAAGGAGAATAAGCCATATGAAGAAGAAAATTTTAGCAGTTGTATTAGGATTAACATTGTGTTTTGGAATGACTGGATGTGCGTCATGGGACAGAATGGTAACAGATATGAAAAGTGATGTAAATGGTGGTATGCAAAGAACAATTACTGTATACACGGCAGATGGTAAAGAACTTGCAACATATGAAGGCAAAATTGATATTGATACAAACGATGGTGGATATGTTAAGTTTGATTTCAACGGCAAGAGATATATGTATTATAACTGTTTTGTAGAAAGTATTGCGGATATTGATTGATATTATTCATTATTGTAGGGCTGTTCAATTCAGATTGACAACGACATAAATGTGGATACTAGTTGGTGATTTATGTGTCAGTGGGGCTGTACTAGGTTCGAACCCTTTATATGGTGTAAGTGGGCATAACAATAATGAATATTTGGAGAATAATATGATAGACAACGAATTACGTCAGTAATATAGACAAGCTGTTGATGATTTAAGAATAGCACTTAAAAAGACTTGTTTGTACAGATTTTGCGAAGAAGTTGTGAAGAGATTAAGTAAGATTTTAAGATAGTAAAGGAGAAGTAGTATGGCAGATTACAA